TTCTCTCAGAATACGCCAACGAGTTCGGCTACTACGGGTCGTTCCTCTCCCACCCGCAGGTCGGCCCGATCCTCCTGCTCGCCGCCCACGAAGAATGGACAAGGGAGCGTTTGGAAAGCCGCCTGAACGCCCCCGATGTGGACTTCAAGAAAACATTGGAACGCCTCCAAAAACTTGAAGGCTACGGCTACGACCTTGACGAGTTCGGGCTGGGCCAAGAACTTATGGACTTCCTGCTCGCCTACGAAGGCACAGGGGAAGACCAGTCCTGGTGGGGCACCACGGCCCCTGCGAAACGGGCGTGGGACACGCTGCTTGCATCAGACCGGGCTGCGGCAGAAGCGCAACTGGAAACCCGAATGGATCTCCTACGAACCGAAGCTGGCACGCTCCGTATGACGATCAGCGAAGAACGGTTGAAAACGCTTGCCACGGATTCCATTGTCCAAGGCTGGGACGACAACGAAATCCGACGGAACCTGTTGGCCGAATCCCATTGGGATCCGGGTGCCGCTGAAACCGGTCAGATCGGGGCGAACATGACTTCGATCCGCAGTCTGATCGACCAATACATGCTGACCTACGAGGATGACATTGTTGAAGATTGGGCGCGCAAGATTTACCTCGGGGAAGAATCCTTGGATGTTCTGGAAGAAGACTTCAAGGAAGACGCCAAGATGAACTTTCCGACATTGGCTGACAAGATCGACCGGGGTTACAACACCCGGCAACTGTTCAGCCCTTACGCTGAGAAGATCGCCGGGATGCTTGAAGTGCCTTCTACGGCCATCGACTTTGTGAACGATCCGAAATACACGCCGATCATCGACTGGGTGGCCGGTGACGGTGAACGTCGGGCGATGACCCTTTCAGAAACCGGCGAATACATCCGCACCAGCGAGTTGACTCGCCCGTTGTGGGAACAGACCGCCACGGCGAAAACGGCGGCCCAGTCGTTCGCTGATTTTATTGCTAGGAAGTTCGGGGGGTTGGGCTGATGGCTACCGATGCGAGCGGCGCGACGTTCGCTCCGATTTTCAAAGGGCAGACTTCTGCCGACCCGGAGGAACTAGCCGACTTGGCTGCCGCCGGGGCCGAGTTCCACCCGGGGTATTTGGCTTCCCACGGCGGGGCCTGGAAAGACCCGTTTACTGGCACGCGGGTCGGCATGACTGAGGGCGGCGATTGGACCGGGGTTACAGAGTATTGGACTGCTGAACCGGGTGCGGGTGGGCCTTCGGGGATGTTCACCGAGGGAGGTGCCCGGATCGGTGACCCGAACGTAGACCCTCACATCACCACGGACGCCGAGGGCATGGACCCTGCCGACCTGTTGGAGCGGGCGACGGCCCTGTCGCTTGCTTCCACGTTCCTGTACGACCGGCAGGCGGTTGCCGACGAATACGGCATAACCGGTGAGGACATCGCCGGGATGAGTGAACATGTCCGGGCGTTGGGGTTGTCAGGCAGCGGCGTTGTCGGCCGGGTTGGCGCGGACGCTACTTTCAACATGGAAACCGCCCCCGAGTTTGACATAGATGCCTCCATAGAAGCCAATCTGGCTGCCGCTCAGACGGCAGGCTATGTGGACGTTCCGGCTGGTGGCGGCACCGAAGGACTCGCAGAACTAGCCCGTGCCGCAGCACCCTCCCCGGGCATGTCCCCTTATGAGGTTCTTGCCCAAACCATTGAACTGGCTGCCACGTTCGGTGACCTCCCAGGTGTGGCCCCGGGGTACGAAGGGAACCTGACCGTCAACGAGGTCAACGGTTGGATCAACGCCATTCAGAACGCCGGCGACCCGTGGGGGATGGTCGAAGAAATCCGGGCCAACATTCTCGCCTACAGGGTCACACCAGCCCGCATCGCAGAAACCTACGGGATCACCAATGAAGAAGCGGTGCTGCTTTCAGGCCGGGACGCTCAGGGGAACCTTACCCACAGCGACATCAAAGCGTTCCTCGACAGCGGCAAGACCGAAATCCGAAACCGGGTCACCGGGGAAGGCGGTGACATCAAAGCGTTCCTCGACAGCGGCAAGACCGAAATCCGAAACCGGGTCACCGGGGCTGTCACCACCATTGGTGGTGGGTCAACCGACGGTGGGCCTTCTGCCACGGATCTACGAAGCGCCACCGACATTGTTCGCAACGTCCTCGAAGACTACGGGCTAGGGGAACTCTTAGACGACCCGGATCTCGACCTCATCAACCTGTGGTTGGCCGCCGGGGGCGATGCCGCGGGTGCGGCTGCCGTGTGGGCACGCGTCAGACAATCAGACCCGTACAAAGACCGATTCCCCGGCATGGCAGCCCTGTCCGCAGCCGGACGGGCCATCAGCGAAGCCACCTACATTGAACTGGAACGCGGCTACATCGAAATAATGAACGCTGCTGACATCGACCCGGGGTTCTACGACGAACCCTCCGATTTCGGTGCGCTGATCGGCGGCGATGTGTCCATCAACGAGTTCAACCAGCGTGTCGCCCTGGCCGTCGAGGCGACAACCCGGATGACTCCCGAGGTCAGGGAGGAACTAGCGACGTACTATCCTGAGATCACAGACGGTGATTTGACTGCCTATTATTTGGACCCGACGAAAGCCACAAACATCTTTGAAGAACGGGAAACGATAGGAGCGGCCCGGATCGCGGGGATAGCCCGCGAGACTGGGTTCGGTTCTGTTTCCCGTCAAACCGCTGAACGTCTGCGTGCGGCAGGGGTTACTGAAACAGCGGCTCGTCGGGGATTCCAGGCGATAGCGCCGTCTACGCTGGCTGAGGAAACCGCGTCCGAACGGCTCAATGTTGACCCGGCGACCGGTCGGCCAGGGGTAGCCACGGTCAGGGTGGACGGGCAGGTCGGTACTTTTGACGCTGATTGGAGCGGTGACATTACCCGCGGGGAACTCGTCGGAGCAGAGTTCGGCACCGATCCGCAGGCGGCTCGACGCATCGAAGCACGCCGGCAGCGACGCCTCGCAGCGTTCGCCCAAAGAGGCGGCCCAGCGATGACCGGAGGCGGCTACACCGGGCTGGGGACAGCCACCTGACCCCACATCCAAATCGTCTGCTATGGTTATCGTAGACGCATCTGGCCGCTTCTACAAGCGCCCGTTGAGTGAGAGCTATCTGTGTCTCGGCCACCAGCCCGCCTCCCGGGTTGGTGTGAACCAGAAGGGAGCGGACATAGATGGCTGAGGCAACCGAATCCGAAGTCGTTGAACTAGATGAGGACAGTCAGCCGAAACGCAACTGGCGGCGAACTCTTGAAGACAAGGCGAACACAGCGGAAAGCCAACTGGCCGAAGCAAACGCCAAGATCCAAGAGTTCGAGCGGACAGAAGCGTTCCGGTCGGCAGGAATCAACCCGAATGACACTCGCCAGGCATACTTCGTAAAAGGGTACGACGGTGAAACCGACCCGGAGTCAATCCGGGCCGCAGCGGTCGAAGCAGGGTTTCTCACCGAAGGTGGGCAAGCCCAGCAGTTTGGGACGCCAGAAGTGGTTGCAGCACCCGGTACGGGTGAGGCGGTCACACTCCACCAGGAGTTAGCGGCCCAGCAGAGAATCGCTGATGCGGGGGTTCAGGCACAGCCGGTGATTCCACCGGACCTGAACGAGCAGATTCGTGCCACGACCAGCGAAGTCGAACTAAAGGCTTTGATGCGTTCTCACGGATACGAGTTTGACGTTCAAGATTAGGGGCCTCCTGTTCCCTAAGGACAAACAAACAAGATGGCTTACACGCAAAAGTCATCGGTCGCGTCCGACCAGGTAGCATTTGAACAGCTAGCGTATTTCGCTCTCAGGGCTAACACTCTGCATGAGGATTACGCGACGGTGAAAGCCACCCGTCAGACCCATCGCGGGTCCGGGGTGACGTTCACTATTTACGCTGATCTTTCGCAGGCCACATCGGCGCTCACCGAGACTTCAGATGTCACCGCAGTTGCCCTCTCCGACAGCACCGTCACGGTGTCTCTCGTAGAGTACGGCAACGCTGTGGTGACGACGGCTGCCCTTCGAGGCCAGTCGTTCTTCAACGTCGATTCCGACGCGGCGAACATCGTCGGATACAACGCAGCCGATTCTCTGGATCAGGTCGTCGCAGACCTGCTCTACGCCGGCAGCAACGTCACATACGTCGGACAGTCAACCCGTGGGGCGTTGCTCACCAGCAACAACTTCACATCGTCGGCTGTCAGGGAGGAAGTCGCGGCGCTTCGCACCGCTGCTGTTCCAACCTTCAACGACGGCTACTACGTCGGATTCTGTCACCCGGATGTGGCTTACGACTTCATCGGGCAGACCGGTGTAGCCGACCTGCGTTCGTTCCAGATCCGTCAGGAAGCTGACAAGGTTCGGAAGGGTGTTATCGGGACGTTTGATGGCGTTACGATGATCGAAACCCCCCGTGCCCTCCTGGTTGCCGACGGTGGTTCGACCACCAACGATGCCTACGGCAGCGTTATCATCGGCCAGCAGGCGATGGCGAAGGCTTACTCCACCATGTACGGGGCTGACCCGTCGGTGGTGTTCGGTCCTGTGACCGACAGCCTGCGTCGCTTCCAGCCGGTTGGCTGGTACGCCATGTGCGGTTACGGCCGCTTCCGTGAGGCTGCGATCCGCAGGATCGAGACAACCTCCACTATCGGGGACAACAGCTAGTCCCGGTAATAGTCGTTGACGGGGGCCGGAGCGGGGCGCAGATGCTTCGGTCCCCGCCAACCGCTAGGATGGTGTCGTGCCGAACAAGACGAAATCGAAGAAGCAGGCGAAGCGGCGTAAACCGCGTAAGGTCCGTTACTGATGGGCAAGTATTCTTCTGTCGGTTTCCTGGTTCGCCGTGGCACTTCTAAAACCACGAAGATTCGCAGAGACTCCGACGGCCAGTTCGGCGGGGTCCAAACCGAGCATTGGGATGGGCGTTTAGACGCTAAAGTTGTTCCCGAGTCGGTTGAACTAAAAGTTGCCGTAGGAGGTGACGAGTAGATGGCAGTAACAGCTTCGGGCCTGTTTGTTCTCACTTTCCGAGATATTCTCGATTCAACACAGATGGCGGTGGACACCGGGTCGGATACTTTCAAATGTGCGATGATTACTAACTCATCGACACCCAACTTTGAGACTCACGACCATTGGTCTGACCTGTCTGGAAACGAGGTTTCCGGTACTGGTTACACGGCTGGTGGGGCGGCGCTTACGTCGATCACCCTGGGGAACGATTCGGGGACGTTGAAGTTTGATGCCGCTGACACTTCGTGGACTACGGCGACGATCTCGTCGGCGCGTGCAGCGGTCATCTACGATGACACGTTGACTAATGATCCTCTGATTTGTTTGGTGAACTTTGGTGCCGACTATGCGAGTTCGGCCGGCACGTTCCAGATCACTTGGAACGCATCAGGTATTTGGACTATCGACTTGACGCCGTAGGAGGCTGACTGATGGTTACTGCGTATCCCGCTGCTCTTGACACGACTGGTTCCCAGCTTCGGACAGACATTGCGTCAACTGACGACCTGGATGACAGCGGCAAGGAGCATGACGTTATGCATGTGAATGTGCATGGCGCGGTTGTTGCGGTGGAAACAAAGTTGGGGACTGGTGCTTCGACGGCGGTTGCTGATTCGGTGATGGCGGGTACTGGTTCCGGTGTATCGTCTTGGTCGTCTTCTCCGACGTTGGGTGGGTTGACTATGGCTGGTGCGGTGGCTTGCGCCGATCAGGTGGTCGGCCGCGCCCAGATGAAGGACTACGCCGAAACGGTGAACGCCCTCGGGTCAAAGTCTGCTGCGTTCAACATCGACTTCGAGGACGGCAACGTTCAGACGGTCACCATTTCTTCCGGCACGTTCAACGTGGG